TAAAAAGGTGACCCTAAAAACATAAAACAAAATTATCCTGAATTAGATTTAAGTTATATTGAAAATTCGGAAGATATAGAATAGTTGTATATATTTACAACAACTAAAAAAAACAATATGAAAACGACAACACTTTACGAATTAAGAAAGAATCAAACCGATTTTCCTAAAATGAAAATCTCTAACGCTAACGATTCAGCTGAATTTATTAAGCAATTTTATCAAGGCGATATTGAAATTTATGAAAGTTTCTTTTTATTACTTTTGAATAACAACAATCAAACGATTGGTTATGCTAAAATAAGTCAAGGTGGAGTTACTTCTACGGTTGTTGACGTTAAGATAATCGCGAAGTATGTAGTTGATAGTTTAGCAACTGGAATAATTTTAGCACACAATCACCCAAGTGGAAATTTAAACCCAAGTTCAGCGGACATAAGTATAACAAGCAAAGTGAAAGAAGCAATGAAGTTGTTTGATGTAGCAGTTTTAGATCATATTATTTTAACGGCTGATAACTTTTATTCATTTGCAAATAATGGTTTAATGTAAGATATTAAAACAGACACAAAACAGACGAAAATGGCTTTTCCTCACGATGGTAATAAAATGCAAAAGGGAACAACATTAAACCCTAACGGTCGCCCAAAAGGTAGCAGGAACCGTTCGACTATTGCACGTCAATGGTTGGAGGCTTCGGAGAAAGTGAAGAACCCTTTAACGCAAGAAACACAAGAATTATCCCAAGAAGATATTATGACACTTGCATTGATAAACAAAGCACGAAAAGGGGACGTTAACGCTTATAAAGCATTAATGGATTCAGGATACGGAGCGCCTTTACAAGCTATTGAAAACACAATTATCGAACAACCACTTTTCCCAGATGAATAATGGAATGGTTAGGGGAAGTTGCTAAACATCACAAGGATTACGTTCGAACGATTAATAAGTTTGGGGAGTACTTTTATGCTGAAGATTTGGTGCAAGAAATGTATTTAAGATTAGACCGAAACAAGCGACCTGAAGACATAATTGTAGACGGAAAAATAAACCAATACTTCATTCACTTAACTTTAAAATCTATATTCCTAAATTTTCTTAAAGCAAAAAAGCAAATATCTAAGATAAATAATTTACCTTTGGAAATTGCAGACGTTGATAATAGCGAATTTTACGAAGCACAAAATAGGTTTAGAGCGAAGATTAACGATGAAATAAACAACTGGCATAGTTACGACCAAACCTTGTTTCGTTTGTATTTAACGGGTAATCATTCAATGAGAGATATAGCAAAAGGAACGGATATTAGTTTACGTTCAATCTTTGAAGTAATTGGAGAATGTAAAGAAAAGATTAGAATTAATTGTGGAGATGACTATTTAGATTTAATTAATAACGATTTAGAATTGATATAATGGAAACAATTACACCGAAAGGAAAAGCACAAGAATTAATTATTAAAGTTCACGGATTAATTTCTAAAACTTTTTCAACACCTTATAATTTAGAAGATTATAAAAGTAGAATTTGTGCTTATGATTTAGCAATTGAATTTAGTGAAACTATGATTAGTTCGTTAAAGTTTTATAATTTACATAAATTAAAATATTGGCAACAAGTAAAGATTGAATTAATTGAAGCTAAATTATTTTTTTATGTTAGCCAACACGAATATATTACTGAAGAATTAAGAAAATTAAAAAACTTATAAATAATGGCAAAAAGAAAAGCACAAGGATTAGGAGATACAATCGACCAAATCACAACAGCAACGGGAATAAAAGCACTTGTTAAATTTGTAGCAGGCGATGATTGTAACTGCGACCAACGAAAGGAAGCGTTAAACAAACTATTTCCGTATTCAAAACCTAATTGTTTAAGCGAAGCAGATTACAACTTTCTTAAGGAATTCTTTGAAGTTACAAGGGGTTCAGTAGTTCCAACAGTTCAATACCGATTAAACCAAATTTATACAAGTACGTTTAACAAACACGCTGAATTTACTAATTGTGGTAGTTGCTTGTTAGATAGGATTAGTGAACTTAAAAAAGTATTCGAAGAGTATGTAAGACAAAACGATAATAATCCTGATATTTACACAGATTATGAAGACGTTACAAATCAAAAATTAATTTAAAAGCAAATGGAAACACCCGAACAAAAATCAGAACGACTTTGGATTGAAGGACAAAAAATATTAGTTGAAGAATTAGAATTGAGAAATAATTTTATTGCTGAAAACATTAGAATTAATCAATTAGCATTAGAAAATAATACTTTGTCATTAGAACACGAAAGAAATCAGTTAAACGAATATCTTAATAGATGATTTGTAAGTAATGTTTAAAAGAACAACCGCTATTAACAGAATAAAAGCAATGAAAGCTAGAATTCGTGTTATACAAGGCGGAACAAATGCAGGGAAAACATACGCTATCATTCCAATTCTAATCGATAGGGCAATCAAAGAACAACGAATTAAAATAACAGTTGTTGCAGAAACATTACCAGCAGTAAAAGAGGGGGCATTAGACATTTTCAAAACTATAATGGTAGAAACAAATCGATGGATTGAAAACAATTGGAACGCTTCAGCACTAATCTACACTTTTACAAATGGATCACGAATGCAGTTTAAATCATTCGATTCAGATGGTAAAGCTAAAGCAAGTGGTAAGCGTGATATTCTATTTCTTAACGAAGCAAATCACATTCCTTTTATTATTGCAGATGCGTTAATGATTAGGAGCGCAGAAACGTATATTGACTTTAATCCCGATAACGAATTTTGGGTTCATAGTGAAATATTACCACAGCACAACGCAGAATTTTTACTACTTACTTATTTAGATAACGAGGGGATTTCAAAGGAAACTTTGGAAGATTTAATGATTAAGAAAGAGAAAGCTAAAACTTCTAATTATTGGGCTAATTGGTGGCGTGTTTATGGCGAAGGGCAAATTGGAAACTTACAAGGAGTTGTATTCAGCAACTGGCAAACTATTGACACGATACCAAGCGAAGCACGTTTATTAGGAATCGGATTAGACTTCGGATATACCAACGACCCGACAAGTGCGATTGCAGTTTACAAGTGGAACGACAAGCGAATTGTTAAAGAATTGTTTTATCGTACTGGAATGGTTAACGGTGACATCGCAAACGCACTACCAAAAGACGCTGTTATTTATGCTGATTCAGCCGAACCGAAAAGCATTGAAGAAATACGGCGTAGGGGTTTACAAATTTATCCCGTAACAAAAGGTAAGGATTCAATTAATTATGGTATTGACGTAATGCAACAGCAGGAATACTTAGTAACTTCGGATAGCACAAATCTAATTAAAGAACTTCGTGGGTATTGTTGGGACGTTGACCGAACTGGAAAAACTACCAACAAACCGCAAGGTGGAAACGATCACGCTATTGACGCACTTCGTTACCACGAAATGGAATCTATAAGCACGAACAAGGGCGTTTACAACATTTATTAGACTTTGTAGTTTAATAGGTATGAAGATAGAATTAAACATACCAACTTCAATTGCTGAAATACCACTTAATGCATACCAAAAATTTGTAAACGTTTCTCAAAATAGTGACGATGAAGATTTTTTGATGGAACAAATGGTGCAGTGTTTCACTGGATTAGAATTAAAGTCAATTGCTAAAATGCGAATGACTGATTTAACAGAACTTATAATTTCCCTTACAAAAACATTAGAAGCAGAAGGAACGTTTCAACAACGATTTAAAATTAAAGATTTGGAGTTTGGATTTATTCCAAATTTAGAAGAGATTAGTTTCGGAGAGTATGTAGATTTAGAGAAATACTTGCAAGACGTTTCGACTTTTCACAAAGCAATGGCGGTTATGTACCGACCTATTAAAGAAACTTTTAAAGATAGGTATTCAATTCACGATTATAACGGAAGCGATGAATACAGCGATTTAATGAAGTTTGCACCGTTACAAATCGTTAAGGGTGCGAATGTTTTTTTTTGGACTTTAGAAAAAGACTTATTGAAAGCTACCCTGACATTTTTGGAGACGGAGATGAATCAGGAAATCAAAACTCACTTAGTGAAAGAACTCAATT